AAGGCAAGTGCTTTCTTCATGGTTGATCTACCTCTTTCCAAATATTTGTTCTGAAAGAAATATAAAAGCGGCTGTGTTTCACACAGCCGCCCTCAGAGCTTCTTACTACATATACATCCGTGCGGCGCTCCGCGACGGATCATAAGTTTGTAGGAAAACCAACCCGTTGGCAGCAGGTTTGAGATTCCACACAGAGGCATGTCTCCTGACTTCGTTCGTCACGGCATTGCCCTTCCCAGTTTCCCAGTGGATTGCAAGGCCGCTCCCGTACACAGTGACTGCATCGCTCCGGATTCCCACCGGATTCCCTTCTCATCTGCTTTTGAGCAGATACCTCTGTGCTACAACTTTATATTTTTCCAGACAGTGGGATTATATCACATTTTGTCGAATTATCAATCCGTTCTGATGGTGGGGCTATCTAAAATATTTGAGGTTTTTCTGCGTTGAATTGTGACATTTTCGTAAACGCTGCCTTCTTCCATTACTCACGGAACTTTATGACTTCTTGAATACTTCCCGAAAAAGAAAAGCCGCCGTCGTTTGACAGCAGCCTTTCCGATAGCTTGTTATGCGTAAATCAGATCGCTTGAAATAATCTCCATAAGCTGATACAACTATGGCATCGCTGGGCCATGCTGTCAACTGTCAGCAAAAACGGAGACGGCAACAGCGGGGGCAACTTTTACGCCGCGTGCGGGCGTATCCGAAGGGAGATGATGCAAATGCCTGAAATCAAGATCAAAATTCGGGACAAGCGGGCCGGAGGCACAGGGACCGTGATCTGCGGCAACAGCGACTACACGGTGGTGTGGGATCTGGACGACGAGTGGACCCCCTATGACGCTAAAACCATGCGGGTGAACCTGGCGGACGGCACCTATCAGGACGTGGTATTTTCCGGCGACACGGCGGCTTTGCCGGTGCTCAGCATGCCGGGGTGGGCGTCCGTGGGCCTGTACGCCGGGGACCTGCACACCAGCCGGGCGGCGGACCTGCGGGTGCTGCCGTCTGTCACCACCCCCGGCGGCGCTCCGGCAGACCCGGCGGAGGATGTGTACGATCAGCTCACGGAAAAGCTCAATCGGCTGATTGCGGTGCAGCCGGAGAGCGTCGCCCAGGCGGTGGCGGATTATCTGACGGAGCACCCGGCGGTCTCGTCCATGCGGGTGGAGGGCGGATACATCCAGTTTTCCGGCGATGGGAAAAACTGGGACAATGTGGTGGCTCTGGCCAATCTGAAGGGACCCAAGGGCGATACCGGCCCGCGAGGCCCCGCCGGGTCCGACGCCAGCGTGACGGCTTCCTCCATTGCCGGCGCAATGGGCCTGTCGGGGCTGTCCGCAGGCGACCAGATTGCGGTGGATACCGTCGGGGCGGACGGACGCCCTGCCAGCTGGAAGAAAAAAACCGGAGGCATCCTGAACGTCCGGGACTTCGGGGCCAAGGGTGACGGCAGCACGGATGACACGGCGGCCATTCAGGCGGCCATTGACAGGGCTGTGTCGACGCTGGCCATGGCCGTGTATGTCCCGGCGGGCACCTACATCATCACCGCGCCGCTGGTCATCCAGACCTACAGCGATGCGGTGACCACCATCGACGGCGTCAAATGGTGGGAGGGCCGCAGTCCGGCGCTGATCGGCGAGAATCCGTCCACCGCCATCATCAAGAAAACCGGCAACGCCGCCAAAACCATGCCTACAGTGGACAGCTGATCCGGCGGCTGGCGGACCTGTATCTTGTGTGCGCCTCCAATGCCGTCCACATCGACTACGGCACCAGTACCGTCCTGGAACGGGTCTATTGCAGCGGCGCGGCCAACCCGTATATCATCCAGTCCGCCTACAGCACCCTGTCACAGGTGTGCTGCGACGGCGGCACAGGGACGATTTTCAGCATAACCGGCAATGGCGTGGTGCTCAACGGGTGCGGGGCCGAGTCCAAGGACGCGGCGGTGTATGTCTCCGCCGGGGTAGACAGCAATCTCACCATTAACGGCTTTTACGGCTGGCGGCAGACGGCAGGCGTGCCCATCATGATGGCCAACCGCGCAACGGTCACCGTGTGCGGGCTCCAGCTCTACGAGCGCAGCGCCGACACCTACACCAACACAGCGCTTGTGGACGTAACCGGCCCCACCGCGCAGATTGCGCTGTCTCTGATCGGGTTTTCCATCATCCGGTCCGCCGGTCGTACCGGGCAGCTGCCCGACCTGCTGGCCACGATCCCCAGCGCGGACAGTAAAATCTTTCTGGCCACGGACGGCTTGAACGGTTACTTCTATCCTACCCCTTCCGGACTGGCGCCCTACGATGGCTACGCCAGCGGAAACCGGCAGTATCTGGCGGATACCGTTGCCCTGCCCGGCCAGGGCGGGTCTCTGGACGCGGATAAGTATTACCCGGGCATGTCCGTCTGGGACAGCAGCCTGGGCAAGTCCAAGTGGTGGACCGGCTCCGGATGGTGGCAGCCTGTCGCCGCGCCCATCACCCCGGCGGATACCTCGTTCGTCCAGGCCGCCGAGGGTGAATACCAGCAGCAGCCGAATTTTACGAACCGGCTGGACCAATCGAGTTCGAATTTTAAATCTCAAACCCGCCTGAACGGGAGCGGTACAGAAAGTACCGACGTGCGGAACTACACCATGTGGACAAGCGGTTACATCGGGTGCAAGGCCGGGGACGTGATCCGGGTGCGCTGCCCGGATGGCACCTTTGAGAGCGGCGGCGGCTCCATCTGGCCCATTGCTGTACAGTACAATGACCTGAAGGAGTCTACTGGCGCTGCGACATACAAAGCCACCTCCGGGACCTCCTACGATGCAGTATTCGACAGCGACGGCAAGGGCTTTAGTATTACCATTAACGATCTCAGCGCGAGGTTCATTCGTATCGTGGGCAACGGTGATGCCGCCGGGGCCATCATCACCAAGAACCAGGAGATCGCCTATAAGCAGGTGTGGGTGGGCACCCCCATGCAGTTCGGTGATGAGGTCAAGCAGAACATGGCCAACGTATTTGTGCAGGCCCCCAACGGCACCCTGTACACCATCGCCGTGGACAACAGCGGCAATCTGTCGGCCAAGGCATTCACGCAGTAATCACGCCGCCCAAGGCGGCAGGAAAGGAGATTTTACATGAAAGAAAACACAATCAAGGCCGCGCTGGCGGCTGCGCTGGGGGCGCTGTGCGCTTACGGCATCCAGCTGCTGGTGCCGGTGCTGGTGCTGCTGGTGGTGATGGTCCTGGACTACATCACCGGCATGGCCAAAGCCTGGCACGCCGGGGAGCTGTCCTCCCGGGTGGGCCTGTGGGGCATCCTGAAAAAGGTGGGCTACCTGGTCATCGTCGGGGTGGCCTGCGTGGTGGACTGGCTTCTGCGCTACGGGGCGGACAGCCTGGGCTGGAGCTGGCCGGTGGACTTCCTGTTTGCCAGCATCGTCATCATCTGGCTGGTCATCAACGAGCTGCTGTCCATTCTGGAGAACGTTTCGGCCATTGGCGCACCGGTGCCGGGCTTTATGCAGGCCCTGCTAAAAAAGCTGAAGGTACACACCGAGGACACGGCAGAGGAGAACCTGCCGGGAGAGGAGAATAGCGATGAGTAAGAAGGTCTACATCAGCCCCAGCGACCAGGTGAGCAACGCTTACGCCTGGGGCAACACCAACGAGCACGCCCAGTGCCAGAAGATCGCCGAGGCGGAGGCGGCGGCCCTGCGCCGCAGCGGCGTGGAGGTGCAGGTGGCGGCTCTGGGCTCCACCATGGCCCAGCGCTGCGCCCAGTCCAACGCTTTCAAGGCGGACATTCACAACTGCGTCCACACCAACGCCTGCAACAAGCAGGTCATGGGCACCCGGCTGTTCTGCTACGCCATCCCCGGCAAGGGGTACGACGCCTGCAAGGCGGTGTTCAACGAGCTGGCCCCGCTGACGCCGGGAACGTCCGAGAACGTGCAGAAGAACCCCAACCTTTACGAGGTGCGGACTCCGGCGGCTCCCACGGTGTACTGTGAGTGCGAATTCCACGACACGGTGGAGGGTGCCAAGTGGATCGTGGAGCACACCACGGAGATCGGCGAGGCCATCGCCAAGGGCCTGTGCAAGTACCTGGGCGTGGCCTTCGTCCCGGCTCAGACGCAGAAGCCTGCCGAAGAACCCAAGGCCGACGCCGAACAGGTGCTGTACCGGGTCCAGGTGGGAGCCTTCGCCGTCCGCGCCAACGCCGACAGGATGCTGGAAAAGCTGAAAGCGGCGGGGTTTGCCGGGTTCGTGGTGAAAGGGAAGAAGTAAGACTATAATTGCCCCTAAATTTAAAAAGTTTAGGTGAGGAAGGTGAGTAATCGGGTACATTTCCCTATAACTATTTCTATATACGCGCGTACTAAGAAGAAGTTATAGGGATTTTAGCCCGATTACTCACCTAACTCACCTAAGTGCCTTAGATACAAAGAAAACACTCCCTACCATTACGGTAAGGAGTGTCTTTTTGTTTGGACAAATACCGTTCCCCACGCAATGTAGGGTTCGGATATACGTCCAATGGTGGAGTAGCCCCATCAAAATCCGAACTCAGCGCCGATTCGATCTCGTCAAGCGAAATTGTCTGCGTCCCATGTTGATAGTTGTAGGTCAAGACCAGTTTATCATCGAACACATACACGGCGTTTACAAATGTATCAATCAAGCGTTTCTGAAACTCACGGTTTGCTGGATCGCCATGACGGAACTGCTCAAACCATGCCGTCATCTGTTCGCGGGTCAGCTTTGGCCTTTGCAGTTCAGCAGTCTGGATATTCACAAGGATTTCTTCTTTTCGTGCTTCCAGCTCATCAAGCCGCTGTTTGGTGGACGGCGTGAAAATGCCCTGCTCGATTGCTTTCAGAATGTTTCCAATGGAGGACTCGGTTTCCGCAAGCTGTGAGCGAAGCGCAGGGATTGTTGTGTCTTCCTGCTCCTGCATAACAAGAATTGCGTCAATGAGCCTGTTGATCTTTTCTTCATCCATGACGCGCTGCATGGTCAGGCGGACAACAACACGCTCAATCCAGCCTTTGCGAACAGCCTTCTTGTCGCAATCCTTCAGGCGCTTCGCACCGCTGCATTTGTAATAATAGTGCATAGCGCCGGTATGGCTCTTGCCGCTTTCACCAACCATCATGCGCTCACACTTACCGCAGAACAGCTTTGTTGTCAGCAGATAGTCCTCTTTTGCTTTTACCATTGCGGGAGCATGGCGGTTCTTCTCCATGCGTTCCTGCACACGGTTGAACA